ACCTCGATTATCACAAATACAGCGATTATGACGTCCGGCGTGTTAAGGATGTCGACATCCGTCTTATAATCCCAGGCTGTAATCCCCATAAGACCACTCAGGATGTCGAGTGTCCTTTCTGCGGCAAAATCAAGTTCGGTGTCAACCGCAAGAACGGCTGTAATTACGCAAAATGCTGGAGCTGCGGCGAAGGCTTTTCAGGCCCGATTGAGGCCGTTGCACACTATTCCGGCATTAACCTCAAAACCGACTGGCTCCGCGCTCTCGAAGAAACCGCCCGAATAGGGAACATCATCATCACCCCTCAGGAACGTCGAAGAGAAGAAACCATCGCTGCAGCGGTAAAGTCGAACCATGCCTCTTTTCTCCGGCAGCAGCTCGAAGGCTCCGGGCTTACCGAGGAAGATGTCATGGCCTCAATCGTCGAGGGTGGACAGGAATTATTCCGTTCTCCGTTCTGCAAGGGTAAAGTTAATGAGGCTTTCATCCCGGATCCGACCGGTGACGAAATGCTTATTTTCTACTACGACCTGAACGGTCGCCCGATGATGTTCACCCCAAAGGGTGCATCAAAGCCTCGTCAATATGTGCGTGTCCGCTGGTCTAACCCGGCATTGCATCGAGGCTCCAACGGTAAGGAAATGAAATATCAGACTCCGGCGGGAGCGTCTTGCCGTGTCTACATCCCGGAGAAAATTCGCAGACTCTATAAGAGCAAGACGCATATCGACACACTTTTTCTTCAGGAAGGCGAGAAAAAAGCAGAGAAAGCCTGTAAACATGGAATGTTGTCTATCGGTATACAAGGCATAAACAACTTCGGTTCGCAGCAGGAAGGGCTGTTGCAGGACATTCAGGACATTGCCAAAGTCTGCACGATAGCCAATATCGTACTCGTTATGGACTCCGACTGGAACGACCTGCACCGCGAGATTATTGTCGGCGACAGCGCCGACAAACGTCCTAACTCTTTCTCAAAAGCCGTTATCAAGTACCGACAGTACATGAAAACGTTCAATACCATCGGGCTATCCGTCAATATCTGGTGGGGACACGTCAATGAGAACGAGCATGGCGACAAAGGGGTCGATGACCTGCTTTGTGGTTCGCTGCTCGGTCGGGAGTCGGAGCTGATGGAGGATATCGAGCGCACCATGAACTCTCATGACGGCAGAGGAACGTGGCTCAATATCCACAAGATTACCGAGGAGTCCGACACGAAAATCCGCGACTTTTGGTCGCTCAACGACGTTCAGGCTTTCTATGAAATCCATAAGGAGCGGCTGACCGGGATTGACACTTTCAAGATTGGCAGCATACGCTATAAAGCGGAAAACGGTGTCCTCGTTCCGATGAGTCGTTACTCGTCAACCACGGACATCTACACGATAACACAGACCTCGAAAGGCGAGGATAAGGTGGAGTTTAACGATGTCGAGGCGTTCCGCTTTCTTGCGGCCAGCGGGTTCCACCGTTTGCGCAACAGCGATGAAGCAGCTACCGGCTATGAGTTTATACGTATCGACGACGGCATTATCGACCGCGTCGCTCCTTACGAGGTGCGCGACTTTATACGTGACTACATCAACGCGAACTGCAAAACCGACATGGTTCTGCAATTCTTTGCGAAACGCCTGTCGACGATTATGGCTGACAAGCAGCTCGAAAACCTCGCAATCATATCGGACGACTTCAACAATTTCACGTCCGGCGTTCAACGGACATACTATAATAACGGCCAGGTCGAAATCACGGCAAACGGCATCACCCCTAATAAGCCCATCAGTCAGGTATGGCGCAGCCGTATTGTGCCGCGCCGCTTTCAACGGGTGCCCATAATCAAGGATATCCAAAAGGTAGGCGATAATTTCTATATCGAGTTTACGCCGGAAGCGGCTAAGTGTGAGTTCCTGTCGTTCCTGATTAATACCTCAAATAATTTTTTCTCGCACGATGCACCGCGTGAGCTGTCGGATGCTGAAAATTTCGAGTGGATACATCACATCATCAATAAAATCACCACTCTCGGATTTCTGCTCTGTGATTACAAATACGCATCGGAGCGCAAGGCTGTGATAATCCAGGATCATCTTATGTCGGAAGTCGGCCAAAGTCACGGCGGCGCCGGTAAGTCTATTGTAGGCAATGCCATCGGCCACGTCGTTTCGCAGTTCTTTATCGACGGAAAGCAGATGAAACGCGATGATGAGTTCCTTTTGTCCGGCGTCACCAAAGCCACACGCAACATCTTCATCGATGACGTCAAAACTAACTTTGCCTTTGAGAATCTGTTCGCGATGGTTACCGGGCCTATGTATGTCAACCCCAAAGGCAAAGACCGTTACTGTATTCCCCTCGAGGACTCTCCGAAGATATTGATTACCACTAACCACGCTATCAATAAGGCAAACGAGAACGCCACCAAGCGACGCATAATATACATGGAGTTCTCCACATGGTATAATCCTGACCACACTCTTGTCGATGACTTCCACCACATGTTCTTCGACGATTGGGACGAAGAACAATGGAACTTGTTCGACAATCTCATGGCGGAGTGTGTGATGTACTATTTCCGCTCATTCGAGAACTGCTGGGCGCGTGAGGGCGCCGGAGCGGTGCCGCCGCCCATGAAGAATATAGAGCTGCGCACTCTCCGTCAGGAAATGTCGGAGGTGCTTTACCAGTGGGCCGAGGAGTATTTCGACCCGTCAGGCTCTCACTTGAACGAGCGTATAAAACGCTCCGACCTCGTGGCTTCATTCTTCGATTACGCCGGCGGCCCTGCCGGGCACGGTGTTACCCGAACCAATTTCAAGGGCAAGATCCAGGCGTATTGCAAATTCAAGGGCTACGATTTCAACATCGACCGCCCTAACGCGGAAAAGATGTATTACTCCGACTGGAAACCTCTCCACCCTGAGGAGTCTTTCATCGGCGGCGATGATAAATCCGGGGGTGCGGAATACTTCAAAATATTCTCTCCGGCTAAAGAACGAGAAATCAAACCATTCTAAATATTTACCTATATGGATAACCAAGAAATCGCAATCACCGTGGTAAGCAAAGTTACCGGTGTGGCTAAATCGACAATCCTTTCCCGGACGCGGAAATGGCCTGCCGTCGAAGCTCGGCAATTCATTGTCCTTCTCCTGTCACGCGACGGAGCGACAGACGAGTCTATCTCCTGGATGTTGAAGCGTGGACGGTGTGCAATCCTTAAATCGCGGCATAACGCGACAGACTCGCTCCGTATATCTAAAATCTTTCGTGAAAAATACGACAAAATCTCAGCTCTCTATGAACACCAAAAATCCTTACGAGTATCTTAAAGTCGACTGCCTCGCCGATGTCGAGCCGGTCGAAGCTCAGGCTACATGGCGCGTCACTGAAAGCCGAGATGAAACAATAACTATTTTCTCATCGCCTCTTGAGTCCGGGCTATGGGTTTATGGCTATCTGGTTCATTGGGCCAATGGCCGTACCTCCGTGCATAAGCCTTCGGCAGCTCTCGGCCTTTTCCGCACTCAGCGCGAGGCAAAGCTATATGCCATCGGCTTCATGCTCCTGTATCTGGACTATTTCAGGGAAGAAACTCGCGTCGACCTTCGCCGGGGCGAAATTTCCCTGCTGCAATGCGAACTTTTTTAATTTTCAAAATATGAGTTACAAACTATCCATTCTATTTGCCCTCGCTTTCATGAGTTGTGGGCAATCCTCTAAACTCACTGACAGCGTAACTACCCCTACGGCTGCCGTCGTTACCGACTCAATCCCTGCCGGGTTCTCGGTTGTCGAGAAACAGCCGGATGGCTATTTCATTCGCCTCTCCTCTGCGGAACGCGCTACTCCGTCCGCAATTCGCTCCCTCGTCGACACTTTCTCCGGCAAATTCGACCGCATCGACCTTTGCCTCGATGTAGCCCATGAGCGCGGCGACGAGTACGCCTCTATCATCGGCTCACAATTGTTCGATTACGAAAACGATAACATCTACACCATAAAAATTAACAGTTATGCAAAAAAGTAAAACGCCAGTAATCGTGGCTCTCATCATCGCCGCTTGGTTCGGGCTGTCCGTCGCCTTCATCGTTCTCAAACTCTGCGGCGTACTTGTTTTGTCATGGTGGTGGCTGCTTCTGCCGCTTCTCGGCATCCCGGCTTTCGTCACTCTCAGCATCGGCTTCATCGCTGTTTGCACAATCTTCCTCACTGTCACCTCCAAAGTTAATAAACCATGATAGACTTGAAATCCATTCGTATCGGTTCGGTTATCCAAGTCTATGGGTTGCCGTTCTCCGTAAAAAGCATTGACGGAGTCGATAAGACCGTCACGCTGAATTGCCCTCGTCCTGACCTCAAATTTTCACTGGAATATATTGAGCCGGTTCGCATAACTATCGAGCTGCTTAAAGAACTCGGCTTTGAGGAAGTCGAATGTACGGACTACGCAGTCAAACGGTCATTTCACTATGACGGTGTGCGCATGAACGCTTATAGTCATGGCCCTGCAATCTGGACGGCGATAGTTATTGCCGACTGTTACGAGAACGCTTTCCCGGATGTGTGCTATCTCCATGAGTTGCAGAACATCTATTGGGATGTTCATTCCAAGGAACTCATTGCTCAGGAATATACTGAGGTATCTTCCGCGCCACTTAATGGCGCCGCTTCGGATCGCCCTTATCAATGGCAGTATCATCAGGACTACAACGACAGTTTTCTTTGTGCATTGATGATGGCAAAACACGAGCCGGATGTCACACCGGGCTATCGCAGTGCTACACAATCTCTATCATCTCTAAAAATCAAAAACATCTAAAACCTATGGCAATCGAAGTATTACAAAATGACGACTCTCGCGAGCATCAGCGCCAGCTCGTGGCAGAAACTCTCCCGGAACTGGAGTCGTTCATCATCATCGGCAAGAGAACTGCCGACTCCGGGAAAATGGCGAATTTCGCATCATGCTCCATCCGCCCGGATGAATTGGCCTTCGCTGTAGCCAATTTCCTTTTGGCTCACCGTGAAGCCGCAATCCCTTTCATAAGCGGTTGCCAAATGTTCATTGAAGCCATACACAAAGAATGAATGCTAAACAATTCTCATGTAATAAATACTCACCTAAACACAACTCTCGAAAATGAAAGTAACATTCGAAAGATGCACTCAAAGACCAACTCATAATGACCGCATGGATAGCGCGAGATAAAGACGGCGCTCTCTACATGTATAAGGTTAAACCTTATCGAGGAAAAGCCGACTATGAAGATTGCTGGGACTCGGACGGGGATAGCCTCGCTTTGGATAATTTCCTATTCCGGTCAGTAACTTGGGAGTCCGAACCTCTTGAAGTAACAATATCAATAATCCCAAACAAGAAATAATGCAAACTTTAATCTCTAAAATCAACGGTGTAGACATTGTTACCGTTGACCGAGAGGGCGAAATTTTCGTCCCTGTCAAGCCCGTATGCGAAGCCATCGGCATCGACGTAGACGCACAGCGAAACAAGCTCAATGCTGACGAGTTTTTCAATTCAGTTACGGCGATTATCACCGCAACTGGTGCTGACGGCAAAAAGTACGATATGTACTGTCTGCGTATCCGCGACGTCTACGGCTGGCTCGCTACAATCAATCCCGGAAAGGTTGCCCCGGAAGCCCGGGAGGCTGTCAGCCGCTATCGCCGCGAGTGCTACGATGTACTCTACGACCATTTCGCCGGAGCGGCGAAACGTCAGCAAGAGCAGAACCGGGCCGAACAGGATTTGCTCGACCGCAAGGCCGCAGCCCTCGACTCTATCGCCAACCATAAGAAAGCTATTGCCGAGGACAACGCCGAAATCAAAAAGGTCGACGAACAATTATCGAGGCTCCAGTCGGAACGCCTTAATCCGACGCCAACCCTGTTCGATTAAAAAAAATACGAATTTTCGTAATCTTTTTGCCCTCGAAATTTGTTTAATACGAAAATTCGTAGTAACTTTGTGGTGTCAAATTAAACAAGCAATCACAATGAGAAAACGAAAAGAAAAAATCAAACTGACAGAAAAAGAGGAGGAGCTGATAAGAGCTATCCGAAACTATCAAAGAAGCTTCCCTAACGGATATCCTCAAATGCTCTACTACATTCAGCAACTCGTCGACGAACTGACAGACCTTCCCTGACAAACCGCCCTCCCTCTCCTCGTGAGGGGGAGAGCTTAAAAAAACAATAATATGGAAACAGTCATCCAAGCAAAGACACTCATCCCGGACGTGAAAAGTAAAATGTCCGATATTCTCGTGGCTATCTCATGGCGCGAGATTGCAAGAACTTATTTCGGCAAATCGAGTTCGTGGCTGTATCACAAGCTCGACGGCATCGACGGCAATGGCGGTGCTGGGGGCTTTACTCCCGAGGAAGCCATGCAGCTTAAAGGCGCTCTCTGCGATCTCTCTGACCGCATCCGTCGCGCTGCCGACAGTATTTAACATGCCTTGTTTAATTTGACAATGTCCGTCAAGGCCGGACTCGCACCCTCGCACATCACCGGCGGGGGTGTTTTGCGATGTTACTATTTTGTTGTAAATTTGCGCTTCAATTAACATTATCGCGCATATGAAGATAATAAATTCCCTTATCCTCGCGGTAGCAATGGTATTGTTGGCCGCGTGTTCTAATCCAGGAACCTCAAAGCCTTCAGACTTCACGGGCGCGGAAGCAGATGCAGTCGAAGCTGCACAAGGTTTCATTCGTATTGCTTTCGCTCCAGATGCAATATTCCAAAGCGAAGGCACTATTGTCGAACCGACGGGCGTTCCTGAACGCTACAAAATTTTGCAACGCTTCGATAGCGAAGTCCAAGATGGCTACAATTTCGTGTATCGTATTTGGGTGCAAAAATTCCCTACAGGGTGGGAGTATGGCAATTTGGCGATTGAACGGGCCGGTGGTGAAAACGTTCTGAACACCAATGGCCGTATGAAGGACGTTGAACAACAAAACATGACTCGTCAGGAAGCGGCAAGTGCCGGAGATGTTGATTTTACAATAATCAAGAGGAACGCACCAAATTATGTCAGAGTTTACACTCCAGACCGGCTAAAACGTGATGATGTGCTTTCTGTTTACAATCAGCTGAAAAATGAATATGAAATCGTCCAGTTCAGCACATCAAGTAATCCTGATGACGATGATTATATGGCAATCCAATATGGTAGCGTATATGAATACGACAAAGATAAAATCACAAAATTAGCGGATTACTGATTTTCATCACTGCAAAATTTTGCCAAGTGGAAAACTTGTTGTAACTTTGCAGTGCTACAGTCCATGACGGTTTGTCCGTTACCCGGAGCGGAGGTTTAGACGCTCGACATAACTTCGGGCATTTTTTATGCCCTTTTGCTCTCGACATTTATGTCGGCAGCAAATTACATAAGTAGCCCTCTACGGCTGCCATTCCGAAATTCTTAATATCGCCCTCCGGGGACTGACGTTATGGATTGTAGCAACGGAAATGGCAGCCGTTTTTTGTCTGCCAAATGCTACAATCCATAACGTCGAAGTTATGCAAACATCCATTCTTTTCAAGGTTTCGGGCAAACCGTCAACTCGCCCGCTTGTAATCCTTACAGGCCCGTCTCTCGAGACCCAGGCCCAATATTCAACCCCTGTCAGTCTGCGCCTCTCCCGCGCCCTCTCCCGAGCATGGCAATGGACGAGGTGCAACTGTGCGCCCCGGCGCATCGGCCGCGCCCTGTTCGGCGCAAAGGTGTCAACCGTCGTGGCCGCCATCGTCGTTACCGCCATGTGGTGGCACAACATCACCATCGCCGACACCATCGAGGCCCAGGAGGCCGTCGCCTTCGACTGCCTTCTCTGCATGCCCTGGGGCATTGTCTGGGCTATCCGCGCCACTCGTATGCCGATGCCGGAGGAAGGAGGTGAAGAATAATGGCTAAAACTGCTCAATACCGCTTCGAGTCGTTCCTTTACCCGGCTCATGTTTCACGCATCGAACTTGAAACAGGCGAAGCCGATTGGGTGTATATCCGTCGCCAGTCGCATAAGCTCGCCGATGAACGCAACGAGCAAGTGATGCTCTACGTCTACAATGACTATTACCACCGGTGGGATTACGTCGGCAAGGCGCTCCCCGGCGGCGAATGGTACGACTTTAACGGCCACGGCCCTTACGAACTCTCCGCTGATGGCCGCAACTACTTCAAGAAAGGAGGTGCAAAATGATGGGATTTACCGAGGACCTGCTCAACTGCGTAGTTCGCGACATCGAGCAGAACTGGGAGCGTGTGGACGGCAATGTCGATTACTTTGCCGACCGCGTCCGTAAATCCGGCCTCACTACTGCCGATCTTGACAATTACCTTGTCGAGCGCGGCAAAGTCGGCCCGGTGTGTGTAACAACAGTATTTAACTATATCGTCCATCCTATCGAGGACGAGAAAGGAGTCGAGGCATGAAATACTTTGTTACCATCAATACTCTCTCCTCAACTACTAAACTTGGACGCTTGCTTACGGACTCGGTTCTGCGTCGCTACCAGAACGCTCTCGTAACCTACGAGGAGGCAAACCTGATACCTCGATACCTTGATGAGGAAATGACCGCTCTCTGCGCTGAAAACAAGCGGCTGAAGCCAATGGAGGTTCGCACCACGGCATTTGTTGGGGGAAAACTAACTGAACGTGCTTCATCGCAAATCTATGTTGTCACTGAAGCCGGAGCAAAGGCTTTCACTGATAACCGCCCATTCACCATCCAGCTCACACCTGTATTGAGGGATTATACCGAGAAAGGAGGTGCAGAATGAGCCGCAATACCCCGGTGCCGGAAGTGGTAATCACACACACTGTCATCACTGATGATGAAACAGGCACAAATTTAGTCAATATCGTTATCGACATCAATGTCGGCGATGCCTCTAACGGCTTCGTTGTCCTCGATGAACCGGGCGACCTGTTCATCCTTCGCAATGCCATCGATGCCTATATCCATGACAACAACATCAAGAACCCGTTCCTATGAATAAGAAAATCGACAATACCGCAAAGCATGGCGAGGCAGACGCACCTCGCAAACCGAAGTTCCTCGGCGTAATCGAGGGTTACATCAACACTGACTGGTGCCCCGCCCGGATGTTTCATCCCGATGATGCCCGGTTCCGCATCATGTCCTCTCAGAAAATCATACTCGAACTGGCAGACATGGTCGACATGGAGATGAACGACGTAGCCGACGCTATGGTATTCCTCGGATATCGTACTATCATCCACGAAGGCAAAGTAGGATGGCTGCTCGAGCGTCAGCCCCGGTAACTCAATAAGGCATCTTCAAGGCAAGCGGCACATCGTTTCACAACGGTGTGCCGCTTTGGATTTGGGGAAAACTTTAAAATCCATTCTATTCTTTTTACCTATGAGGTACCTTTGATGGCGGTATTTTTATTTCGGTGCCGGGGAACTCCCTATATATAATACTCTTTTGCGTATCGCGTAAAGGTATTATGCGTCGATTATAACGCAAAGTTACGTATTGTCAAGTAGATTAACAAACATTCTCAAATCGAGTTAGTAACGTCTGTTGCCGCGTATCTGCCGCTGCCCCCGCACCCCCGATGGAAGGATTTCGGAAGCAAGGTGCATCCGTGCGTCATGAGCACTGACGCACATCGGGCAAATTCCGATGCGGAGGGGGCAGGGGAGGCCGGGCGCGCTCCTATGCTTTTTGCATGATATTTGGACGTAATTGGTTTATTTATACAATTTTACGTTTCACGTGAAACAATTTCTATAATTATTTTTTTCTTGCGCCTATTGTAAGAAGAAAAAAGAGTACATTCGTACAATGTAGCCGTTTGCATTTGCAAATCAGCGTTTTAGGTGACGCACGATTTTCGCACTTTTGCGCACGATTGCACCGATGCACAAATTCCTCTGCCGGGAGCACTCCCGAGGCGCACTTTCCGCACGAATTTCGTGCGCCTTTAACTGCCTGACACCTCGACATGTGCGCACAAGCGCACACTTGCACGGCAAAATCTCGCCTACCTGACTCAAAATTCCTGCGAATAATAAAACTATTTGAGAATGTAAATTAAACTATTGCAGAACTTTTCGTAAATTTGCACTTGAATTTCAACCTTAAACGACCACTCATTATTACATCATGTCGCAATTTACTGTATACATAAATCCTCCCGAATATCTCGGCCAGTGGCTACGTCATGAGTTCTGGGATGCGGAAACCGAGAGAGTGGTGTTCCCGCGAGGTTCGGCTCCTCGTGCCGTTCTCAGTTCTCTGCTCCGCAAAGCCCCGCTCAACGTCGTTCCTGTTCGTTATGCCGGTGACGTTATCCCGGTAGAGGTGCCTTCTTTCAAAGGCATCAATCCGGCATCGTTCAACTATCTTTCCCCGACAGGACAGACGGCGCTCATCTCCGCCTGCAAACGATTGTTCCAGTCAACCCTCTACAACGAGCTGCACGAACTTTTCAGTCACGATATACAGATTACCGACATCATCTACGAATTTATGGACCGCCACGGCATCGACCGCTCCGAACGAAACTGGGAAACCATCCGGCAGATGTATGCTCGTATGCGCAAGAAAAGTCAAGCGCAAAAAGGTTAAAATCCGTTAAAACACGTTTGCTCCAGAGGCGAAAATTACCAAAACGCCCATTTCAACCTTTTCAACCAAAACGCCCGAACTGTCCGCAATCATGAGTTTCCTCTCTCTCCCCGGCATCCAAAAAATTCAAATCGTCCGCTGTTCCGACCTTCCGGCGGGTGTCATGCTGCACTCTATTTGCGGCTGTGTGGTAGCTATCGCCGCTCCTTCCGAGCCGGTCAAATTCGTAGGCCGCCCTATCCTCAAATGGGAGGGGTCAAAAGTCAACGGTAAACGTCAGGAAAAATCAACCATGGAATTTTCCACCGTTAATCCGTTGCCCGACGGCGAATATCTCGCCTTTGTTGTTACCACCGCCCGGGGGCGCCAGTATCTCATCGGTTCTCGCGAGGGGCGATATCCGATAATCAATTATTCGGAATCTACCGGTGAGCCGGGAGGCTCTGCCGCTGTCCGAACTTATAAAATCACTCATGTCGCCCAGAAATCAGTGCTCCGGTGTGTGCTCTGATGGTTTTATAGTCTTTTAACCCGTTCTCCATACCCCGTAATTTTGCGGCATAGACAATCATCCGCTATGCCTAAAAATTACAATCTTTTCCTCAAAGGCTATGTCGGCGCGTGGGATTTCTCCGCCGACATGGTTAATGCTGTCCTCGACAAAAACAAGGACAAGGAAGTGCATGTCCTGATTGATTCTACCGGGGGCGACCTCTACACGGCCCTCTCTATTTCCTCTCTCTTCAAAATACATGGCAACGTGCATTGTCACTATGTCGGCGCAAACGCTTCCGCAGCCACTGTCGCCGCGATGGGAGCAAAGCATGTCTCCATCGATGCTCATGCCGTGTTCCTCGTGCATAAGTGCATGAGCGTCGTTTTCGAGTGGGACTATATGAACGCCGATGAACTCGCCGAACATATCGCCGACCTCGAAAAGCTCAAGAAAGACAACGACACTTTCGACGGCTGTATCGCCGGCATGTATGCCTCGCGATGCAAGAAGCCCAAGGAGGACCTGCTTGCCCTCATGAAAAAGGGCGCATGGCTTACGGCCAGGCAGGCCCTCGAATGGGGCTTTGTCGACGAAATCACCGATGATCCCGAGGATGCAGCCCCCGTGCTCAACGATGTCGTTGCCGACGCTCTTGCCAAAGAGGGAATACCTTTGCCGCCGGTCGATGTCAAAAAAGGCTCTTTCATCGAACGCCTCGTGCAGTTCTTCACTTCTTCATCTTCCAAACCCGCAGCCGAGGCCGTTGAGCCGGAAGCCGCACAATCCTCTCCTCAAATGTCAAAACCTCTCACTGCGATTGCCGCCCTGCTGGGCGCATCTGTCGCCGTTGCCGACGGTAAGCTCACGCTCACTGCCGAACAGGCCGACTCGCTCGAGGCCGCTCTTGCCGGACATGATGCCAAGGTAAACGACCTCAATGCCAAAATCACTGAAAAGGACGGCAAAATCAACGAGCTCAACGCCAAAGTCGCCGACCTCGTGAAAGAACCGGCCTCTAAGACAGACACTGTCAACGAGTCCTCAAAGGACACCAACCCACTCAACGGCCTCGACATCGACAAGGTGTGCGACGCTCTTGTCGAAGGTCTTATCTAATCCACTAACATCAATCTCTCTCCTCAATGGCAGTCAATTCCGCTAAAATCGTCATCTCCGACGATGTCCTTCAGCAGTATAAGGACACGTGCATCCAGTGGGACCCTGTGCTTCGGCAGCTTCCCATACGAGCCGCCGCCGACGTGCTCAAATTCTTCGTCCCCGTCAAGAAACTTCGCGGCAAGCGTCGTTTCGGTGAAATCTCAGGAAACTCGCAGTTCGCTCCATTCAAGCGCGACCGCGTTTCTTCGGCTTCCGTCAATATCGACTATCGCGAAATCGAAACGTTTCACGGCAACGTCATTGAAACTTTCGCTCCAGTCGACTATCTCGACATCCCTCTGGGATACCACGACCCGGTTATCACCGAGGCCATCAAGAAAGCCGGAACTACGTTCCTCGTTCTTGCTCAGCTCGTAAAGGCCCGCGGCCAGCATATCGCTCAGTGCGCCTTCACCGGCAAGCGAAACGCTGACGGCGACACTACCCTCGACCTCTGTGACGGACTTCTCACAATCGCAGACGCCGAAATCGAGGACGGTAATATCTCGGTCGCCAAAGGCAACCTTTACAAGGTCGGCGAGGCTGTCACTAACGCCAACGCCTGTGATATCGCCAAGGACATCGTTTTCTCATCGAACCAGTTCCTCCGCCGCGAGAACAACGTCTTACTTTGTCCTACCGCTTTCGCCGACGCCTACAACGAGTCCTATCTGCTCTCGCATTCAGGCCTCGTATACAACAAGCAGTACGACCAGCCCTATGTCGAAGGCTCGGGCCACAAGCTCACAATCATCCCTGTTCCCGAGCTCGACGGTACGGATCAGGCTATCATGACTCAGACATCCAACCTCCTCTACGGCACCTATAACGATGCGGACCAGACCTCAGTCGACATCATGCGCGCCGGCCACTATGACCTTTCAATGGCTTCGGATATGTGGCTCGGCTTCCAGTTCCGCACTATCGACCCGCGCCGCCTCCGTATCATCGACTTCAAACCGGCAGAGAAGGCTCCGGTCGTTACACCTCCTTCCACCGGCTCGGAGGATAATAAGTAACATTTAATTCGTAGAATCATGGCAGTTACTTCCAACAAATGTTTCAGCGCCCTGCACGATATGAAATATTGTCAGGGTACGCCAGTCACTCCGGGCATCAAACGCCGCGCGTGGTTCGCATCGGTCGGTGACATTATGGGCTGGCCAAAAATCCCCGTCGATGAACTCGGCCGTCCCACTTCTTCGATTTATGACGGCCAGTTCACCCTCGCCGAGGGCGTGAAATGGCGCCCCCTCGACCACCTTCCCGGAAAAGCCGAGTTCAAGTCCGAGACGCAGGGCGAGGAGCCTTCTCGCACGTTCAAGGTTTCCGGCACCTTCGTCCATCCGAAAATCGACGAGGACGCAGCCACGGCAGCCACCTCGCTGCTCAACACCCGCGTCGTTGTGCTTGTAGAGGATATGCGCGGCAAATACCGCGTCATAGGTTGCGAAAAGTACGATGGCGCTCTCGTTTCGCCTTCCCGTGACAACGGCCAGGGCGCTACCGGCACTGCGGGCACCACAATCCTTGTCGAAGCCGATGATCCCGTCGAGACTCCGTTCTACACCGGGCCCATCGACACCGAGGACGGCATCATCAATGAAGCCGTCGCCTGATTCCGTTGAAGGCAACACCGGGAGCCTGTTTGCTGACCTTTCCTCCGTCCTGTCGGATTTCGAGGTCGCGGACGGCTCTCCGGCTCTCGGTGCTCTCCCTCTAAAAGGTCGCGACATCTTCGCCGTCGAGCAGCGTAAATCATGGGACAAGTCAACGGAGGCCAGATGTAATTTCGACTGGCGGCCGAGAATTACCCCTCGCGCCGGTCTATGGTTCCTCTCGCTCTGGCAAAAGTCCGTGATGGGCAGAACGCTCACTGAAATAAAGTCCGACCCGGCTGAAATTCCGCATTTCGCGGAGGCCGTGTCGGACTTTTTGATTAAGGTTCTCGGGCCGTCGCTCTCATGCGGTCACTGGTGCCTGTGTACGTCACCCAAACGTCGCCACAAGGAGCGGACTTTTGCCACGCTTATTTGCATCGAAATTCACAAACGGCTGCAAATTCCTTTCTATGAAGATGTTGCTTTCTGCCACTCACGGCAGCGCATTAACGCTGTCTTTACTCTCAACGTTCTGCCGAATGAGCCCAATGTTATCGTGTTCGATGACTTCGTCACCACCGGCTCCACGTTGAAAGGTATGCACGAACTTCTGCAGAAACACGGCAAAAACACACTGTTTATTGCCGGCATAAATAATAAGTTATGATTGAACTCGAACTTACACCTCAGATAAAGGAATGGCTTGATACCGAGCCTTCGCAGCGCAATCTCCAACGCGGCGCCGACCTCCTGCTCCGTATCACCCGTAACAAGATACTCTATACCAACATCACACGCAATATAGCGCGTCATGGCGGCACTATCGAGTATCATCTTAATAAAATATACAAGGCGCGCCTTAACGACATCACACACGCTCAGGTGCGTTCAATGATGGTTGAAGTCGATGCCATAGCCGGGGCGCGCGGACTCGACAGCCCCGAAGGCTCCTCTAAACGCTCGGAGTTTCAGCGTGGCAAACGTGCCGACCATGACGAGCTGCCCGATGAAATCAAGCAGCTCTATGTCGACAACGCCGATATTCTCCGCAAAATGCGGGAATGTCATGTCCGGCTCAGGATGATTACGCCCGAAAACTCCACGTGCCCTGATTCTGACCGTTATCCCTGGGCTAAGGAAATCATCGCGCTCGACACCCTCTATCGTGAGAACTGGAACCGCTACGATCATTATGTAAAGGGCACTCCCGTAGCCGCCGTGCAGCTCGTTACCGACGCTCGTTCCGACTCGCGTAATGCCGCCCGCGTCATTCATCTGCTCCTCGGCAAATATGCCGCTAATCCTGACGAGGCTCTTGCCACCCGTATCCGGGACACTTACGCCAAAATTGCCTCGCCTACGGCTTTAATCCGCAAGAAAATGACAGATGCCGGCTTGCTGTGATGAAACAGTCGTCAATAACAGACATCCTTTTGCCGCTGTGTGCCAACGGCTACCAGGCGTATTTGAGTAACGCGCTCCAAGTGGCGGACGTGCTTAAATGGGTTCTTAGCCAGACCGGGGCGGCTGACGTCCGGATGACTTCCTTCTCTATCTCCGAAGAATTCCTCCGCCGTATATTTTTCATCGAGAAGGAGGGCCTTGTGCGCTCTCTCGATATAGTCCTCGATTTCAAGGCTACTAACAAAACTCTCAAACTGTGGCCGTTCATCGCGCAGACTGTCGAGAACTGCTATCTCGCCGACAACCATTCTAAAATCCTGTTGGTGTCGAACGAACTATGGAAAGTCGCGGTGGTGATGTCGCAGAACCTCACGCGAGGCAACCGCTATGAGTCCGGCTTTATCACCACTGACGCTGCCGTATTTGACAATCTGCATCAGCAGCTCGATTATGTTATAACCCGTCAATCAGTCCCATTCCATGATATATTCAGCCGAACAGTTGACAACCATTGAACAGATGGCTGCCCTCTACATCACTCCTACCGAAATCGCAGTTACTCTCGATGTCCCCGAAGAAGAATTTAAGAGCGATATCGCCATGGCGGACTCCCCGGCCCGCAAGGCTTATCTCAGGGGAAAGCTCTCTCAAAAAATCGAGACGCGCAAACAGATGGCTATGCTGGCGCGTGTCGGTTCCCCGGCTGCCCTGGAAATGTCGGAGAGGGCTTTGCTCGACATGGAAGATGACGAATAAGCACATTTGAATAGGCTTATATGGCAAATACCCTCTCTACCCTCGATGCCTGTAAGGTGGATCTTTTTGCCTCGGAAGATGAACTCCGGGAAAAATATCCTCTGGCTTTTGCTGAACGTGTGATGCGTCTGCGCGAAATGTATAATTACTGGCTTGCCAATCCTTCCATGAAGGACAGGCAGCTACGCGATGCCATCATGTCGCGATATGGCGTTTCTCAGTCCTCGGCTTACTCGGATATCAAAATCATTCATCAGCTCGTTCCTCTGCTCTCGCAGAAATCAAAGGATTTTCATCGTGCCCGGTTCTACGAGATGTGTCTTGAAACCTATAACATGGCGAAAGCGCGTAAGGATACAAAATCTATGGTAAATGCTCTCGCCCAATACGGTAAGTACAGCAATTTGGACAAAGAGGATGAAACGTCATTGCCTTATGAGGATATTGCCACTCAGCCTTTCTGCGCTACTCTCGACGTGCGTGTCCTCGGCATTGAGCCTATCCCGGATTATAACAACTACGTCGCCCGACTCGTCAAAGAGCTGTCGCGCGATAACCGCGATATAGAAGATGTCGAGTTCGAGGAACCCGACCTCGAGGAAAAACAACTTTTTGCGCCTCTCTCCGATGGAACAGATAAATCCGAAAGCTAAGCCTACATACTTCAACCGCCCTCAGCTGATGGCTCAGTTGATTGGCGCCCGAACCACTGTTATCGTGGCCGGGCGACGTACCGGCAAAACCGACTCTATCGCCGCTCCTTACACACTGAAGATGATGCAGAGGATGCCCGGCTCTACCGGCGGCATTGTTGTGCCCACCTTCAAGCATGGCCTAACTAATACGCTCCCGGGGCTGTTCGCCGCATGGGAGCGATGGGGCTATAAAAAAGGCATCCATTATGTTGTGGGGCGCCGTCCTCCAAAATCTTTCGCCAAACCTATCACCGAGCCGCATGATTGGGAGCAGGTTATCGCGTTCTATAACGGCTCTGTTGCCGTTATTCTATCTCAGGACCGAACCGGCGCCGCCAACTCCCTGACGCTTTCATGGCTCCTTATCGACGAGGCGAAATTCATTGACCCTGTCCGTCTGCATAATGAAACTTTCCCGGCCAACGGTGGCATCAAGACCCATTTCTCGCGCCATTCTTTCAATCATGCAGTCCTCATTCTCTCGGATATGCCGCAGAGTAAGAAAGGCTCCTGGTTCCTCGAATATGAGAAAAAGATGGATCCGAAAATTATTCGCGCTATCGAGGCCGGAGTTTATGAGCAGTGGCGGCAGAAGCAGAAAATTCTCGAGCTGCGCCGTAAAGGCATGGAGCCTCCGGCTTATCTTCGTAACTATCTGCGCCGCCTTGATGCGAATATCAACAAGCTCCGCTATCTGGCTACTTACTATCGTGAATATTCATCGGTCGAGAACGTGCAGCTTTTGGGAGAGCAGTACCTTCGCGACATGAAGCGCGACCTTACGCCGCTCACGTTCCAGACCAGTATCATGTGCCAGAAGATAGGTATTGCGCGCGACGGTTTCTATTCTTCCATGAAAGAGGACCACAAGTATAACGCGAGTGATTTCGAGTACCTTGATACCATCGGCTTTGACTTTCAGCCCGAGGCGATGGACTGCCGCGCCGACCGCGACCTCGACAGACTGCGTCCTCTTTGCATCGGCATGGATTACAATGCAAATATAAACTGGATTGTAGCCGGACAGCCCGATGAGCGTCTTGGCCGTCTTAATGTCCTCAAATCGTTCTATGTTAAATACGAGCGTAAGATTCCTGCTCTCGTAGCGGAGTTTTGCCAATATTATGCACATCATACGTGCAAGACGGTGGTGTTTTACTATGACACTACCGCGCTCGGCTCCAATTATGCCGTCAATTCGGTAGACTTCCGCCATACAATCATCGATGAGTTCGAGAAACACGGGTGGCGCGTTGTGGCCACTCCGCTCGGCAATCCTATGCGTCATGAGGAAAAATACCATCTTATCAACCACGGTTTTGCCGGCAAAAACCGTTTGACGCCGTATTTCAACCGCCAGAATAACGACGACCTTATTCTTGCCATACAGTCAGCCGGCGTTACACGAGGCCGTAACGGCTTCCACAAGGATAAGTCCGGCGAGAAACTTGCCGAAACAGAGGATGACCGCCTTGAGCTGAGAACCGACGGCACCGATGCTTTCGATACTCTCTATATAGGTTGCGAGAATTTCCCCTATTTCGGTGGCTCTTTCGTCGACGTTTCGGGCGTCATGTAGGCCTTCCTGTCTTTTATCGTACATTCGTGCATCGGTACATTTGCATCGTAATAAATCTCTCTCCGCTATGTCACAGCCAATCTCCACATTCCGCCGTCGACTCACAGCTCAGTCGCTGTTGGCCTTCGTCCTCGTCATGTTCGGTATGGTCGTTGTCATGCTGGCTCTGTATATGCCGCCGGTGGGCGAAATCCATCCTTCGGTCATCACGGTATTCGGTATGCTCCTTGTTGCTGCCGGAGCCTTCATCGGCATTGATCTTAACTCTCAACTCAAATCTTTCCTTGAAACTATCCACAAGGAAGCTGATAAAAAACATTCCGATGAAACCGTTTGAACTTCGCCTCGCCCAACAGCACAGCCAGAATGCCCGGCATGTAAAGAATCTTCGCGCTTTCTGCGATGATCATACTCGTTTCAGCCGCCTCGACCCCGAGGACCAGTCATTAATTCTCTTACAGCTCGAGCATATGTCAGCTCTTGACGATATACTCTCAGCTCGTATGCGCCGTCTTAATATTCCTGTATAATGCCTGTTCTCAAAATCGGTAGCCGTGGAGCGGATGTCCGCTCTCTTCAGTCGGCTCTTTCTCTCTATGTCGACGGTATTTTCGGACCACTCACCGAAGAAGCCGTGAAAAAATTCCAGTCGGAGCACGGCTTTAGTCCTGACGGTATAGTCGGGGCTAAGACCTGGGCTGCCATCGGTGTCAAGCCTCATCTTCGTACAATCGACAAAATCATTCTTCACTGTACGGCCACGCCTGAGGGGCGCGACTTCACGGTCGAGCAAATCCGGCAGTGGCATCTTGCCCGTGGTTTCTCCGACATAGGTTATCACTATGTCGTTTCACGCGACGGCTCGGTACACCGTGGGCGTCCCGAGGAAGTGGCCGGCGCTCATTGCACCGGGCAGAACACTTGCTCTATCGGTGTCAGCTATGTCGGCGGCTGCGCTGCTGACGGCAAAACGCCTAAGGACACACGTACCCCTGCGCAAAAGGTTGCTCTCCGCAATCTCGTCGCAGAGCTGCAAAAGAAATATCCGGGTGCCTCCGTGCACTGTCATTACGAATTTGCAAACAAAGCCTGTCCTTCCTTCAAATTATGCGACCTCTGATTTTATTTTTTCTCGCCCTGTTATTGTCAGGTATAGCCTCGTGCCGCTCCTCCAAACAGTCCGTCACTGAATACTCCGATACAACTTCCGTTGTTGTATCGGAGGTTGCCGAAAAGCTCTCGAATGATGATATCCTCTCTCTCATCAAAGCTTCCCGGGAGCTGGAATTGTCGGGCATAACGGTCGAGTTCTTTCCTCCTGACTCTCTGCGCCCCGATAGCAGGGCGGCTCCTAAGTCCGTAAAAATCGAAAGCGCCAAAGCCAAAGAGTCGGCAGACGTTACCTCTGTCGCCGCTTCATCGGTCGACGAGCAAAAGACTGTAAATCTTTCCGCCCAATCTTCCGAGGCTCTCAAACAGGGCGTAAGTAAAGATACGAAATTTCTTACTCCTTCCGACTGGATAGTTCCTCTCGCTTTCATAGGCTTAATCATCGTGATAGGTTCAATCATATTCACCAAAATACACCATTTATGACTCTCTGCAACGATAAACGCGGTTTCGACAAGGTGCTCCATTTCTGCATCGGAGCTATTATCGCTATCCTCGTCGGCTGCATCTTCGCACACATCCCTCCGCACATGCCCTGGTGGTCGCTCACCGTCGCTCTTGCTGCAGTCGTAATCGTGGGGCTGCTCAAAGAGTTCCATGACTCCCGTATGTCAGGCAACCATTTCTGCGTCTGGGATTTTCTCATGACTTTCGCCGGTGGTATCGCTGTCTGCTGGCTACCGTGGCTTGCCGCATATCTGTTGGCTATCGACGGCTGACGTTCTCATTCTCCTCTCCTTTCTCTCTCCACAGGTCGTTCTCGGTTATCCGGGGGCGACCTTTTGTTTTATCCAATTTCTTCCAAAATAATAAAATTTGGAATGTTTTAAGGGAGTTCCCTTTCGGGTCGCGCTTTCATGCTGCGCACCGAGTCCGGGTCTCGGCCGGTCGGTTTCAATCGCTAACTCATTTTTTTCTTGCTCTTTGTTGATTTCTGCGTTGCACCGGCATCTATGATCCTCCGGGATGGACATTTCATAGATTTTATGCCGCCATTTTTATGCCGCCCGTGTCATCGAGATTATATGATTTGACGCTATTCACATCGCGAAGTTAGGGCACACTCCGCACCCTGCAAATTGAGCTGCGCTTCTTCACGAAAAATCATCCTCACATGTTCCGGTATTTTTCCCTTGAAAATTTGCATCAAGGTGCTCTCTTGCACCCTCTGCTTGCAATGTAAAAGCTAAATCAAACTCGATAACAAGGACGAATTTTCTTTTACAAGCCTCTCGCCGTTGACTCAAACATCGTTGTCGCATCAACGGACGAGAACGGCGCGGAGGTGGAGTCGCCGCTGAAAAAATACATCCCCATGCTCAAAATGTATCGCGTTTTTCATCAAAGCGACATTGAGGGCATCAATCTCCCCGACATCGACTCCGAAGGTTATACTCACACGCTCGACACTACGGCGGAGGCCGTAATTTCCGACTACATAAGCCGCGAGGGCATCCGCTTTGACAACTCGGGCAATAATCGGGCTTTTTACCGCCCCTCGGATGACAGCGTGACAGTGCCGAACCCATCGCAGTTTGCAGAACTCGCCGAATATTACTCTACCACGTTTCATGAATTGAGCCATTCGACGCTAACGGCTTCTCGCTGCAATCGCAAGCCGTCGCAAGGTATCGCGTTTTTCGGCTCGGAGGACTACTCTCGCGAAGAACTTGTGGCCGAAATCTCTGCCGCCATGCTCTGCCACCGTACAAACGTTGACACGGCAAAGGCTTTCCGCAATTCGGTGGCCTATATCCAAAGTTGGCGCAAAGCTCTCAAAAATGACCCTGCCGCGATTGTGTGGGCGGCATCGAGAGCCGAGAAAGCGGCCCGATATATCCTTAACGAGGAGGGCGCCGAATAAATCGCTGCGAGAGGGGCCGGCCCCCCTCTCGCTTTTTCTCCCACCTCGCAGGGAAACTGCGGCGACGAACGGTGCCCGACAGGGCGACCGCTCGCCGTTTGTCTTTTACCGAGGTTTGGATGCAGCCTAATTTTGTGGCATGGCAACTACAATAATAAACCCTCCATCGCAACATTATCCGGTTCTTACGTCGGCTCTCTATTCGATGAAAGCCAGTACCGATAAAAACAAGGTGCTGGTCGAAATCGTGCGCGACCCCGATGGCGAAATAGATGATTTCTTCTCGACAACGCTGTATTCTCATAACGGCATTGTCGAACTGTCGGACATCGGGGCGCTCATTGAGGAACGGTTCCGTGCCAAGAACGTAATCTGGAATATGATGGAAATCCGTTTTGACGGTGTCCCGGCTGAATTTACCGCGCTCTATTGCGAATATGACCTCTCTCCGGATTTTGACTGCACACAGTGTTTTTTGTGCGCTGCCGGAGCTTCAGTCGTTCATCGCAATTCGGCAATCTCGCTCTCTCACTGGTCGAACGGCTCAAACGAATACCGTGTGCAGGTCGTTGGACTTGATGCTGATGGGAATACTGCCTCGATTGAGCATACATTCACCCGAAACCGTTCCTCCGACAGTGTATCCTTTTCGGTAAATGAAATCCTCCGCTTCGCTCTCAACCAAACGGACATCGAAACGGGCGACGCTCTCGCATCGGTATCTTACTTCGCCATTTCTTACGGCTCGATGCAGAAAATTTTCTATCTCGTTGAACATCCGTTTTTCCTTACTTTCGGCTTCAAGAATATGTTCAATGCCTACGAATATCTCGATGTCGTCGGCACTGTATCGAGGAAAACGAAAGTCGAGCGGGATATGGCCGTCTGCTCCGGCAGAGTCAGGCAATATAACCAAAGCATAGAACGCACTTACGAGATGCATACCGGCCCTCTTACAGATGAACAGGTCCGGGAACTGGAACAGCTCATCGGCTCTCGAAACATTCAACTTTGTACCTCGGGCTATGACTATGATGTCATCATTACCGACCATACTGTCGAGGTCGATAACGACGATGAAAATTTATCCACCGTAAAATTCTCGTTCCGCTTCATCGGTGAACGCCCGACTATAATTGACAGCGACATGGGTGCTCTCATGCCGTCGCGGACACATATCTTCTCACAGGAATTTACCGCTGAGTTTGCATGAAGAAGGCTATCCATATATCTCAGGCTCTCGCGATGCTTAACAGTGGCAGCCGTGTTTCGCTCCGTATCATAACCACAAAAGGGAAACTCATGGAGGCCGATGACGTGGTATCGCTCAGTTATGACAGGTACAAGGGCACTCGCTCTATTAAATTCATGCGCTCCGGCCAGATACGCACAATCCATGATGTCTGCATTGTCGGCATCGATGATTTTGAAGTTTTCCTCTAAATCAATCTCTCTCCTATGTCTAAGAAAACAAATACAGCCTCAGTCAGTCACGAGGTTTACCGTGGCCGGACGTTCTACGATACTTTGTCCGTCCATCGGGTGCCGCATACCAATGTCAGCGCGGCTATCGTCACAAAAACCACTACCGTTTTCCGTGAGTCCAACACCATCGACACCAACCGCACTCCTGACGGTAAGGAATACGTTGTGTGGGGCGCTGATGATATGCTTCCGTATAATCTGCTTGACTTGATCGAGAAGGACGAAACCCTGTCGACATGCCAGATTTTCAACGCCGAGGTCTGCTATGGCAGCGGCCTTAAATACTGCACCGAGGAAGCATCTCCGGAAGTCGAATCGGAAGTCGGGGATTTTCTGTTGGATAATCCCATGCCGGATTATTTTCTCGGCGTATGCCAGGATTTCAAGCATTTCAATTTCGCCGTGTCCGTAATTATCCTGAATGACGAGGGTTCCAAGATTGTGGAACTTCATCGTAAACCGGCTTGTTATTGTCGGTTCTGCCCCGCTGATCCGAAAACGGGGCGTATAACCAAGGTGCTGTTCGCTCCGTTCCGCAATCTCGCCCATACGGACACGGTCGAGGAGATAGAACTGCTCGACCCTCGCTCTCCATGGCGCGACCTTCAGCAGCGCATGGGGCTGCGGGCTACACGTGAGAACGGAGCCGGACAGGAGAAAACCAAGACCCGCAAGTTCGCAATCCTCTCGCGGTTCCCTGGCGTGGACTCCATGTATTACCCCATTCCCCATTACGCCGCTCTGTTCCGTGGCTCGTGGTACAACATCAAGCGTCTTATCGGAGAGGCGAAGATGTCGAAACTCAAAAATGCCGCGCCCATCAAGTACGTTATCGAGGTTTCTCCCCGGTACTGGGATAACCTTTTCTCTAACCGACATATCATCGACCCTAAGGAACAGGAGAAGCTGATGAACGAGAAAAAACAGGAAATGCTGGAGTTCCTTACCAATGTCGAGAATACCGGCTCGGTGCTCTTCACGCCTAAAAGCATCTCGCTTGACGGCAAAGGCGAGTCCCCGGACATAACGGTTACACCCATTGACAGCAAGACCAAGGAGGGCGGCGATTGGGAGAGTGACATCGCCGAGGCCGTGAATATGATGTGCTTTACCATGCGTGTTCATTCTAACCTTGTCGGTTCGGTGCCGGGTAAGGCGCAGACCAATAACTCCGGTTCCGACAAGCGTGAGCTTTATACAATCGCTCAGGCTTTGCAGAAACCATATCACGATATTCTTTTCCTCGTCCATAATATCATCATAAAATTCAACGGATGGCAGGGCGTACATGTCGACTGCCCATTCATCCAGTTAACCACTCTCGACGAGCATACAGACGCTAAAGAAGTAACCACAAAAAACACCGATAAGAATGAAACTGACTCTTGACAATGAGCGCCTGCGGTTGCTCATTCCCAATATTATCCACGAGGTAGAGGGCGAAACGCCACTATTCGACAAGCTGCTGCCGTGGCTCACCTCGGCCAGGCTATGGATGGAAGAATTCATCCTCGGCGAGTTTCAGCCCGAAAACGGCCTCTATGAACTGGCAGAGAAAATCATCGTGTATAAGGCTTTCGCCGAGGCTGTGCCTTCCCTCGATGTCACTCTCAGCCCTGCGGGTTTCGCTGTCATCAATACCGATGGCCGCGCCCCGGCTTCAAAGGAGCGTGTCGAGCGTATTGTCGCATCTCTCTCTTCGTTTGTCGACGCCAATCTCGCGGTTCTTGTCCGTGAGCTGCACCGTTGTCTGGAATGGGTGGCCTCGTCACTCGGCGTGTGGTTCCGGGCAACGTTCATTCCTGACTTTACGGATGTACCGGGATTTCGTACTGACAAGGACATGCTCACCACTTACAAGACTATGCGTGGCATTGCTTTGGAATTTGAACGGGAACTGGAGGAAAAATATCTCGGCCATGACTTCCTCGGGCTTTTGCGTTCCTCTTTCCCGAGATTTGAGAAGGTCGGAGAACTGGATATGTTTGATGCAGTCCGTGGCGCCGAACTGCGTTACATATCCTTCCACCTCTCCGACCGCGCTCCCAAGTGCCCCGAAGGACATGAGGTGTGGCATCTCGCTCGGCCGATTGTCGCCCGGCTTAATTATTGGCCGGAGCTGAAAGCACTTTGGGAACAGGAAATGGGTGAGAAAATCAAGGTCGAACCGTTCAAGAATACCGTCAGGGGCGGTTTTTATTTCTAATGGCTGCCGTTGTCAATGTTTCTGTTCCGAAGGGATGGTCGGAGTTATCCCAGGCTCAGCTCCGCTTTGTACTCTCCGTAATGGTGGCCGTGAATTTTTCTAACCGGCATGTCGGCTTCCGCTCGAAGGAGGATTACTCCATTCAAGTAGCCGCTCAGGTGCAGACCCTGTGTTTCTTCAAATGGTCCGGCCTCACTGTCGTTTGTCCTTATGACTCCGGCTATCTCGTCCGGGATGATGAAAGAGAGTTTTTCATTTCTGCCGAAACTGTTGCCGTCGCTATATCTCATCTGTCATGGCTCAAGGAGCTGCCGATTGAGCCTGTTCGGCTTGAAATGGTCGACGGGGCAAAGGCTGTCCCGGCCGACATTTCCTCCGGCTTCTCTTTCGATGCTTGGCTTGCTTGCGAAACTCAATGGCAGCGGTATCAGGTTTACCCTGATGACAGCTTGCTCCGGCAGATGTCCGAAATCCTCTATAATAAAGAGAATATCAGGCTCGATGCTGCCGAAACTCTCGGTGTATTCTACTGGTGGGCCGGTGTAAAAAATCTGGTTTCGGCTATGTTCCCCAATTTTTTCAAGAAAGTAGAGGGTGACGGCGATACAGAACCACCGACCTATGATGATATGCGCCGGAACATAGATGCTCAAATCAGGGCGCTCACAAAGGGCGATATTACCAAAGAGCGTGAAATTCTCTCTTTGGAGGCTATTCGCGCTCTTACCGAACTTGACGCCCAGGCCCGCGAATATGATGATTTACGAAAAAAATACCCGACAAAATGAACAAAGCCAATATCAACTGGGACGCATCCGCATTTTTTGAAAGGCTGACAGGCATGAACCGTTTCGCTCGGGAACATGCATACCGTTTCGCTCGAGTATCTTCTCTTGATGGCTTCCATGGCGCTCTCGGCGAAATGACCTCTACGACGGCATTTGTCGCCGTGAGCGATATTTCTCAGGGCGGCATCGACATCGAGAACTCGCCTCACACCCGACGGGTTAAGACCGTGTTCCTCGCCAAGCGTCATGCCGTCGATGACATGAAAGCCCGCGACCGCTGCATGGATAATATGCGTGAGCTGTTCCGACAGTTTATGTCGGTTCTCATACAGGAGAAAATTCGGCTCGAAGAAAACAATGTTTTTATCGACCCTCGTATCTCGTTTCACGAGATTGACCGCTATTTCTTTACCGGATGTGCCTGCGCTTATTTCCAGATTGCGGTCGACACTTATACTGACCTCTCTTATAATCCCGATGAATGGCTGACTCCCGAAGTGATGCTGTAGATGCCCGACAAAAGTTTGTCGAGGCATGGAATAAAACCATGATCGACATTTGGGCAGAGCGCATTTACAAACTCAAGGTTATGGATACGGGTGCCCTTTGGCGCTCACCTTTGGAACTGCCGGTAAGGGCGGACGGTCGTTTCTACGACATCACTTTGTCGCAGAATTTTCTTGAATACGGTTTGTGGCAGGACCTCGGCGTGGGCCGCGAGGTGCCGCATGGTAATTCGGGCGACATCGGGCATGACAAGGTGAGGGAGCGGCGCCGTTGGTTCTCGGTGAAATATTACTCCTCGGTTATGAATCTCCGTGACTTCATGGCGGAGTCTTTGGGCGATGAATTCAAGTCGATGTTCTGCGCTGCCCTTGACTCGGATAATGCCAAACGAAACACGGAATTCTATAAGCGCAAGGGCTACTCTTGATTGTCTTTTACCGCTTCCTTGGTCTCCTCTAATTTTGCTTCAAATCTCACAAAATTATGATAGATTTCTCCTCTCTCCAAACTAAAGTCAATGACCTCAAGGCGAAGGTGGCGCAGAACTCCATCACTCCCGCCTACCTTGGGGCGTTGCTCGATGACTTCATCGTGCAGATGAAGTCCATCGACATGACCGGCATGAGCGATGATGTCAAATTGGCCTTGTCTAATTCGAAGTCGGCGCTCGAGAATGCCAAGTCGGCTTTATCCAAGGCCGGTTCTGCCGAAACTTCTGCAAGTTCGGCACTGCAGAACGCTCTCTCGGCTATTGAAAAGGCTAACTCGGCCATGCAGACTGCAGGTGCTGCAAATACTACGGCTAACTCGGCCAACTCTACGGCCTCGGATGCAAAAAAAATGGCGGCTAACGCTCAGGATAACGCCAACATCGCAGTCGGACGAGCCGACAGCGCCCTTAGCCGCATCTCTGCTATCGAGGGCAAGGTTGGCTCCCCGGGCGGTATCGCCACCCTTGACGATAAGGGGCTGATTCCGTCAACTCAGCTCCCTTCTTACGTTGATGATGTTGTCGAGTTTGACGGCATCTCATCAACCCCTATTTTTCAACTCGAAACAGCTTCGGCTTCCGCTCCAGGCGAAATTCTCTTTGTCACTTCGACAAATACCTTCTTTTGTCGAGGCCGCTCTGCCGTGGGCGAGGTTATCAAGTACTATCCTAACTGGGCTGGCGCGGAAGCCTTTGGCGAAAGTTCGCCTTCGGGCCGTATCCCTGCCTCGGGTAAGATTTACCTCGACGTATCCACCAACAAGCAATATCGGTGGAGTGGGTCTAAGCTCGTGGTCACCGGCTCTGACCTCGCTTTGGGCGAAACAGAACAGACTGCCTATTCGGGTGCCAAAGGCAAGCAGTTACGCACTGATGTCGATAATCTCTCAAAAGATGTTTCTTCGCTCGAAGATACCGTACACCAGCATGTCGCTGATGTCGGCATCCTCGAGTTTGTATCCTATGTCGCTACGGCAAACGACGTGATGAATCTTGACACCGATGGCGTATGCTATGCTACCGTGGATAAAAAATTCGTACAGGCCGGGGCTTCTGGCCCGACATACCCTGCCGAGTACAATACCTTCGACCGCATAGGCACCTGTCTTGCTCCGAGAACTGACCGCATTTTTCGATACGGGGCCAGACTATACCGCTTCGACGATGAAGAAAAGGCTTTGGTTGAAGTAGGCGGAGGCTCGGCCACCGGCAATGTTATCAACATTCATGAAATCACAAAGGATTGGGCCGCCACCAATCGCGGAGCTGCCGCCGGAAAGGTGCCTCTCACGCTGCGCACGGGCGGTCGTAAGATTACTTTCATGTATGCTGCCGGCAAGTGGCAGACATGGCAGTTTACAGGCACTCTAATCAGCGATTGGGACCTCGACCAATACTGGCGGCAGGAGGTTCGTTCCGTTTCAATAAACGGCGGGGTGGCTCCCGAGCCGGACAGAGAGGGTAATGTCGACCTGACTTTCAACGTCGATGTCGACCAGTCAATGAATTCCGACTCCGACAACCCTGTCGCAAACAAGGCTGTCGCTGCCGCCATTGCCGATGTCGAGGCTATAATCCCTCAAAAATTTTCGTTTGACGCTGCCACCCGTATGCTCAACATCACTGATGCCGGGGACAATCCCATCGCGTCTGTGAATATCCCCGGTGGCGGAGGTGGCGATACAACCAACCCTACGGCAATAGAAATCACAATCCAGTCGGCGCTGAACAGCACAATCCGCGAGGGTGCCTCCTGTACCGTCGAATATCTGTGGCGCCACTACAATATCAACAACAACGTCGATACTCAGTACGGCGGTACTGCCGAGCTGATTGTGGGCGGTGCTGTGGTCGACCGCAAAATCGTTACGCAAGGCTACAATTCTTTCGAGGTGGGACAGTGGCTCCAGTCGGGCCTCAATACCGTCCGCATCCGTATTACAGCTGATGACGGCCTCATTTCTCAGTCGGCCAACATCAAGATTACGGCGGCAGCTCTCTCTCTGCGTTCTCTCTACGATATTTCTACTGCAAATATCCTCGGCTCTCCCTTCCAAATCCGTTACATTGTCAACGGCTCGGGCGAGAAAAAGGTGGCGTTCTCCGTCGACGGCAAGGATGCCGGCACGGAAACGGTGTCTACATCCGGCGCTACGTCCATAAAGACAATTCAGTCAACGGGGATGTACCACTCCGTCCGCACTGTCACCATGAAGGCAAGTCGCGATATTGGTGCCGATGAGCCTCTTGCCACTGACCCAATCTCGTTTGACGTGATGGTAATCAGCCGCGACAGTTACAAGCCGCTCATTGCCCTGTCGCGCCCTGCGACTGCCGACCAGTATTCGACTGTCGAAATTCCTTTTGCCGTCTATGACCCCGAGAACGCCCAGGGCGCAATCGTGAAGATATTCTGTAATGACGAGCTCATTGAAACTCAGCGCGTCGACCGTTCTCTCCATACTTTCTCGCATCGCGTGAAGCAGTACGGCGAGATGACATTCACTTTCAAGGTCGAGAACTCCCACCTCTCCACCGAAAATTCGGTGACTGTGAACGTCATTGAGGCCGCGCAGCAGATTGAAGCCGAGACTGACGGCCTTTCGCTTTACCTCACGGCTTCCGGTCGCAGCAATGATGCCGAAAACTGCGACGATTGGTCGTTTACCTCAGAGAGTGGCATCACGACCAAGGCAATTTTCACCGACTGCAACTTTGACGCTCAGTCGGGCTGGATGAAGGACAAGAACGGAATCACGGCTCTGCACCTCGAGAAGGGGGCCAAGTGTTTTATACCGTTCTATCCTTTCGCCACTGATGCCAAAACTGCGGGCAAGACCATAGAAATCGAATATACGGTTTCAGACTGTTTCGACATGGATGCCTCGATTATATCGTGCCTGCTGGATGAGGTGGGCTTTGACATAAAGGCCCAGGAGTTCATGTTCTCATCGGCTCTGCGCCAAACATTGACCGGCCATTTCAAACAAGGCGAACGCCTCCGCATAGGCTTTGCTGTTGAGCAGGTTGCGGGCACAAACCGTTTCATGCACCTTTTCCTTAATGGCAAACACAGCGGTACAGTACAGTACGACACCAACGACTACTTTGTGCAGAACCCCGCCGCAGGCATAACAATGGGCCACCCGTCATGCAAACTCGATATTTATACGATACGAGTTTATGAGTCCGCTCTGTCATTCCGGCAGATGCAGGATAACTCCATCGCCGACATGGACGATACGGCCAAGATGTTCAAGGAACTCGAAGCCAACGACATCTACAATGCCGAATCGGCCAATGATGAGCTGGACTTCGAGAAGTGTGTATCCAAATATCCCTGTATCACCTATATCGGCGAGCTGCCGAAGTTCAAGGGCGACAAAAAGACCGGTACAATCATATTCCAGGACCCCGAGCACCCGGAGGACAATTTCTCCGTTCAGGTGCAGATTGACGTGCAGGGCACTTCTTCGCAGTACTATGTGGTGAAGAACTGGAAAATCAAGGGCAAAGGCCCGTTCGTGATGCTCAACCGGGGCACTGAGGAGAAGCGTTTCGCTCTCCGCGCCTACGACATCAACGACAATGAAATCCCGCAGAAGGCTGTAAAGACTTTCTGCCTCAAAGCTGACTTCGCCGAGTCCTCCGGCACTCACAATACAGGTGCGGCCAACATGATTGACGAAATCCTCAAGGCCGCCGACGTCAAAACTCCCATGCAGGAGATTGACAATACCGTGCGTACCACAATATACGGCTTCCCCTGTCTGATGTTCCATCAGGAAACGGAAAAATCGCCCAAGCGGTTCGTCGGCCGATACAACTTCAACAACGACAAATCCACCAACGAAACTTTCGGCTTTCAGGACATCAAGGGCTTTAACGCAGGGATGATCAACCGCGATGATTATCTTGTCTGGGAGGGGCCGCTGTCGACGCTGCAGGGCAACGCCGAGGCTTTGGCCGCAGCTCAGGACGAGGATATCCCGTACTATCTTATCGAGAACGGCTCGGCGGACGCTCTTACAAACCACCTCGTCGAATACGATGAAGGCGCCGCTGCCTGGGTCGACAAGGGCGAGATGTGGCGGTGGAACGCCCATCTCCGCGCATGGGCCAAGCGCGACGGTAGCACGTGTACCCGTGCCGGGGGCATCATGGCAAAGGTGGAGGCCGGTGAGTTTGTGGAAAATAATGTCGAGTGCTGGGAGTTCCTTAACAACGGCCATCCGATGTGCCTGTTCCATACTTCCGACTACTCGACACAAGCCCGTACCGGCCTCGGCTCATGGGTCAAGGAGGCGTGGATGAAGTCGGACGCTGACGGCAAATATGCTCCGTACTGGACCGGGGCATTTGAGCCTCGCTATCCCGATAATGACGACATTAACCGTCAGTATGTCCGGGGCAAAATCCCTGAACAGCTCAAGCGCGTTACTGATTGGCTGGCTTCTCTCGCCATCAATGATACGTCGCTGACCGAGGAGGAAAAAAACGCCAAAGCCGCTCTTTTCGCCGGGCAGATTGACAGCTATTTCAGCAAGCGTATGGCGCTTGCATACGACATCATCCGTCTGGGCTTTGTCGCCGCCGACCAGGGCGCCAAAAACATGATGTGGGCCATTATCGACGGCATCGTATATATCATTTTCTATGACAATGATACGATATGGCTCATCAACAACGAGGGCCGCATCATGTTCATCCCCTATGTGGAGCCGCACTCAAAGGACAGCCTCGGCAAGTTCGTTTTCAACGGCGAGTCCTCTACGCTGTGGAATCTCATAGAGCGAAGCCTTATCGCTGATGAACGCGCTCTTTACAATGATATGGTCGCCGCCGGGTTCACTTATGACCGCGCAGTGTTCTGGTTCAATACTCGTCAGTGCGACCGTATGCCTAAGGCCGTCCACAACGCCGACTCGAAATTCAAGTACATCGACTCCTTCGGCCAGGTTTCCGAGGATGGCTCGGGTACTACGAACAATTATCTCGATATGGCTCAGGGTACTCGTGAGGAACATCGTAAATGGGCTATGTACGAGCGTTTCCAGTACCAGAACGCTAAATGGGGCGCAGGCTCTTTCCGTGAGTCGCGCATCTATCTGCGTGTTAACACCGCCGGTGAATCTACCGTTCCGGCTAAGGTTGAGGTTAACATCACTGCAGCCCAAGACTGGTATTTCGCCTTCCGTTTCGCCGCCAATGCCGGGTGGGACCCCGTGCGTGTTCTCGCCGGGGAGTCTCACACTTTTAAGGCGCCGGACGGCTCGAACCCCAACGACACCGAAACCTATATCCATCAGGCTGACCGCCTCTCGGATATCGGCGATATCTCCGCTCTCTATCCTACAACGTGCGACATAGCTCAGGGCCGTATGCTCACGCGCCTCGTTGTCGGCAACAAGACGGCCGGCTATCGTGGCAAGCTCGCCACGCTGACATTCGGCAGCCATCCGCTGATGACTTACATCAACGTCTGCAACATCCCTACATTGTCATCGTCGCTCAATCTGCTTGGGTGCTCGGCTCTGGAGGAAATAGAGGCGCAAGGCTCGGCTATCACCGGCCTCAATCTGCCCGCAGGCTCGTCCGTGAAAAAAATCCATCTTCCCGAGTCCACGGTACGCCTCGAATTTGACCGTTTCCCGAACCTCACCAACGCCAACCTCGTTATCGACGGCTACGCAAATATACAGTCAGTTTGTATCACTGATTGTGCGCATCTCAACCCGATGCAGGTGCTCGACGCGATTACGGCAACGTCCGGCAATTCGCTCCAGTATATTCGCGTTACTGGCGGAACTCTCCGGGGCACGGGCGAGGAGCTGATTCGCCTTATAAACCTCGGAGTACGCGGCGATCAGGATAAAACCGGCAAGCCCGAAATCCTCGGCACTTATCACATGACGAAACTGCCGGAATCTAACGAGCTTGACATCATCATATCCGGAATCAACCCTGACGGGTTCTCCGTGGTGCTCGTTGTCGAGGCTTTCACTGGAGCGATGGACGAGGTCAATGCCGACACTTACGGCGGAGCCTCCGAGGTCGATACCGTCACTCTCGACAATGTTTCCGAACATCTCCTGTACTATAACGGCGAATCCGCCGCAGAGGCTCTTGCCCGACAGGCCGAAGCCGACCGCGATATCCACGAACTAATCACTCTCTAATTTCTCCTCCAATGGCTTCCAACGAACAAAGCGTTACGCTCCTTCGCATGAATAAAAGAGCGCAGGTGGAGGCTCTCAACTCTCTCGGTTTTGAACTGACCGAGGGCGCGAGGGCATCCCAGTTCCCGGAGCTTGTCAAGTGGGCCGCCGGTCTGCTTGATGTAACTCTCGCGGCTAACCGCAAGCGCGACAACCGCAAGTTCTTCTTCACTCTCGCCGAGTGGCAGTCTTTGTCCTCTACCGAACAGGATCTTTTCCTTCTGCGCGGTGTGCGTGTCCGCGCATGGGGGCAGTCTTTCATCGTAGCCCCGGATAATATCACCAACAAGGCATGGGGCCCGCAGATGGCCGTGCCTGACGCTTATTCTCCTTCGGCAAAGAAAGATTTATACAAATTTTTTAATGCCATAGAAGAAACGCGAAACATCGTCACTCAGCTTTCCGAGAAGTCCGGCAATGGTGTTGTCGGCGCTCCCGCCGCCGAGGCGGCTCTTGCCTACAAGGTCTTTACCCTCGACCGCGACGGCCTCGAGGACGATACCGAGTGGGGCCTGCCGACTATCGCACACCTCGTAATCATGTTCCGTTTCCGTCCCGAAATCGAGGCCATGTTTACGGCTGTATGGTCGGCTGACTTCAAATTCCTCGACTCGGCGTACTGGTCGTGCTGTAATTGGGATAACAACTCGGCCTATCGTCTTGCCTTCAATACAGGTTCCGCCTATCCCGAGGCAAAAACCTATCTCTATGCTGTACGTCCCATCGCTCTAAACTAATCATCTTCATTATGGCTGATATAAACACAATCGTCGAGGAAGCACAGCTCATGAAGCAGAACCGTGCCGACCTCATAAAGACACTTAACGACATCGGCTTCTCTCAGGTAAACGAGTCGACTCCGCTTTCGGACATAGCCAGATATATGCAGTGGGCCGGCGGTCTGCTCGACATCCGTCTTGCCACATTCTCCAAGTCCACAAAGCAACACCGCTACTGGACTTATGACGAATGGATGGGACAGTCGGCGCAGACTCGCTCCACATACATACAGATGGGCGTAGTAATTCGCGCCGAGCGCCAGGAATTCATCATCGCCAAGGATAACCTCACTTCCGACACCGGGGCAACCGGAATCCAGTGGGCGCCGAACAACAGCAATGATGTTCGCGGCCTCCCTAATTTCTATGGTGACTCGTCATTGCTTGCGGACATTAACGGAGAGGCCAATACTGACCTCATTCTCGCCGCTATCGAGTCCAACGGTATAGACTATCCCGCTGCTCGTAGAGCTCGTGAATACCGTTGCTGCTCGACCGCTGACGGCGGCGTGGAGGATCCGACAGTGTGGAGCTTACCGGCCATCGGGCAGCTCTGGCTGTTCTACAAGTACCTGCTCGAAATCAACGCTGCACTTACTCTGTTCGGCATGGCACCTATCAGCACCGGCGATTGGTACTGGTCGTCGACAGAGTGCAATTCTTCCTTCGCCTGGGGCGTCTATATGCTCGCCGGTTACGTCTTCAGCAACTACAAGACAAGTACAAGCAGGGCGCGCGCGGTAGCCCCGGCGCAGCCGTCGTCGGCGATATAATCCCTTTAACACTTTTTCACTTTACGTGCGTAATCCCCGACGAGAGGAGGGGTGGAGCACGGAGAGTGCTAACTACCGCGAAGCGGTCGAAAATTTTTTTTAATTTTCGGCTCTCGCGGTTTTTTTGTACCTTTGTAGCTGGAATACAATCCGTTCTATAATTATCCGCGCTTTTTATGGCACTCACTGAAGATTTGAACATTTACCGTTCAATGTATAACCTTTTACGGCTGCTCATGCGAGTCCGCAACCAGTTCGACAAGCCGTATAAATACGTCGTTGGCGACAGGTTGATAGATACTGCTCTCGGCTGTGTCTCTCTCATTCATTATGCCAACGAGGATCGCCGGAAAGGTGCGAGAGAGGAACACCTTGATAAGTTCCTCATTGAATTTGACATTTTGAAAACTCTTATAATGGTATGTCGAGACGAGCGGCAGTTCAAAAAGGATTCCGTTCTCGCCGATGTCTTTCTGCTCACTGCCGACGTGGAAAACCAGGCAGGGGCATGGCGTCGGTCTGCCGCCCGAAAGCCGGAGTCGCAATAAGGGTAAGAGGAAACTCAGGGCGCCGGTTGACATTCATGCTTCTCTCCCATGACGTGCGGCGACATCTTGATTGCGAGTGAGCAACTCCTAAGGGATATCGGGTGGCCCACCATCCTCAAAGGTGGTAAAATTGTTAGTGGCCACAACGTTCTTCCAACGCCTGGTACGTCCATCTGAACCTCGGTCCCGTCTACACCTACTACAAGACAAATACCTTCAGGGCGCGCGCAGTAGCCCCGGCGCAGCCGTCGTCGGCGACACCCCAGGGAGTCTATGACATACCATTTTCTACCATTATCGAGGCATGGATTGAGTGTGAACGCAATAAGCGTACTTCCAATTCATGCACTAAATTTCGCTGGCACGCCGCCCGCGACCTCGTGGCTCTTTGGAAACAAATGTGCGCCGGTGAGTATGAACCGCTCTCGTCCATGTGTTTCATGGTTACTTACCCTGTCCTACGCGAGGTTTGGGCCGGCGCGTTCCGCGACCGTGTCGCCCATCACTGGGAGCATCTGCGCTATCAGCCCGTACTGGAGAGCTATTTTATAGAGGCCGGCGACCGCTCGATGAACTGCCGGGTAGGTTACGGTTCGCTTCGTGCTGTAGAAACATTCAACAAGGCCATTTATGATTTCACCGAGGGCTATACCAGGAATGACTGTTATATCGTCGGCGGTGACTTCGCCAACTTCTTCATGTCGGCCGACAAACCGCTTATCTGGCCGCTCCTCGAGGAGCTTATGGTGTGGTCTTACAATAAGCCCGACCTTCAGGCTCTCCTCTACATGATGCACAAGACAATGTTCCACCGCTGTCAGGACAAATTCTTCCTACGCTCTCCGAAAGAGATGTGGAACAATCTGCCGCATCGCAAGAGCCTGTTCTATCAGGACGGCATGGCTATCGGCAATCTGCCGTCGCAGAACTGGATGAACTTCGTTGGCGCCATCGCCACTATGTACGCCGTCTATAAGATGAGACTCGCGGGGTTCATCATCTTCGTCGATGACTGGCGTTGCCTCGTCCGCTCTCTCGAGGAGGGCCGACAGGCAATCGAGGAGTTCCGGCGTTTTCTCGCCGATGAGCTGCACATCATTCTGCACCCTGATAAAATCTATCTCCAGCATTACACCAAGGGCACAAAGATGGTCGGCGCCGTTATCAAGCCGCCGTGCAATAAGCCGACGCGGCTTAACAGGCTCATGGAACTGCACAAATGGATGAACAGGAGTTTTGACGGCCACGTCAACCGCCGTAATTTCTTCAAATTTCTTCTCGGTGCTTTTAAGCCGGAACAAACACCGCGCCTTGTCCGTCCGGCGCGTGTCTACATATCAAACCGCACCCGAGGCAACTTTATCTCGGCCATGATGGCCTTCAATAAAAAAGCCACCACTCACCGTGAGCGCGTCGCTCTCCTTGAAAAGTTCCGAGCCACTGTAAATTCCTATCTCGGACTGATGGGCCACTATAATTCCTACAATGTCCGCAGAAAGATCTGCGAGCAGTACATTCTGCCGACATGGGGAAAATACCTCTACTTCGTCGAAGGCTTCCACAAGTGCGTAATCAAGAAGGAGTACGACAAGCTGTATGTAGTCCGCAAGCGGCTCAAAAACCATAGGTACGCCGCCAGGTTCATAAGGCCGAAATGGTCGCCCGATTAAGCGGTATGAGTGCGATGCTCGGTCCGGCCCTCCCGGTCGACCGCATCGGCGGGGCCTCATACATGAAAGCCGTGTCGGGGCTGCGCCCACGTTCCCTGTCAATGCCCGTTCATAGCGCCCTGTCGCTCCTTCCTCGCTAAGAACAGGCGGCGACGCCCTGCGGTCGTTCGCTGTCTGTTCCGCTCGTCATCCTCAACACCGCGCTGCTCTCTCTCCTGCATGGACGGTTCACTCGTTACACCGCTCCCATTCCAGAGGCTTTTCCCGCTGATGTGGTCTCCCTATGCTGCCGTCCCATTGCGTCGCACTCAGGTGTCCCCACCCGCGCCCCATCGACCATTCGGCTTGTTTCTTACGGCTATGGCCCACCCCGTCCCCCTCGGTGTGGCGCAAAGCTCGTACTCCGTTACACTCGGCATCCTTATCTTCATTTCGGGTCGGGAGAGTGTTTGGCCTCGTCCTCTGTCCTATGCCACGGCGCATAACGCTCGCATTCGCTGTCAACACCTCCCTCCGTGGCTGACTATCGCTGCGGAGCCAGTGCCGAGGCTCTGCCTGCGACACACGCTCCGCGCTCCGTCCAGGCGCCACTCCAGGACGTGCTGACGGCGAGGCGGTGCTTCGCACACGCTCCAATGCCCCGACACACACTCCCTCTCCTTCATTCCGATTGGCTGCCTCGTTCCTCTACGCTCTCCCTTACTGTCACGCCGAGCCATTACCGCCCGTGAAGGGCAGAGTGGTATGCCAACGGCGCGACCGCCTCCCTCTCCGTCTGCGGTTGCGCACGTTGGCCGCACTACCGCACCCCTGCATATTCCGAGGGGGGTTGAGGTCGGGGTCGCCCTCGCTCCGTAGGGCGGGCGGGGGGTCTCCTGACGGTAAAAGGGGAGTTTTCCCCTTTTTGACCCCTTTAATCTCCTGAAATACGGTATTTTGCGTTTTCAAAGGCTGGAAAATCGCAATAATCCGTGAATTTTCAAGGAGAAATCTATGGAAAACAGCCTTAATTATTAGACATTTACAGGGTAGTGGAATTGACTGTTTATTGTCTTTTATTGCGCCTTTGCTTTGTCCGAAATTTGCGCCAAACTAATCTCTCCAACATGAGCGGAATAAAAGATACTGCGACAGTAACCTTAAATGTCAACGGCGCCCAAGCCAAGCAGATGATGTCTGACCTTGAAGCTAAAATCAAGCAGACCGAGGCCACTATATCATCGCTTAAGGCTAATATGGCAGACCCGAAGGACGTAGAAAAGGCGCGTAAACAGCTAAAAACATACCAGAAGCAACTGGATGAAATGAAATCGGCTACCGAGGGTGTTAACAAGGCTCTCGGAAATCTTGATGTCGCAACTCCTCGGCAACTTGAAAAGGCACTCCGCACTCTCAATAAGCAACTGAAGGACATGGAACCTGGTTCTAAGGTGTGGAATGAACACGTCCAAAAAATCAAGGAATTAAAGGAACGCCTCGCCGAAATCCGAGAGGAACTCACCCCACAAGAAACGCTGTGGGGCAAGTTCAAGAATTGGATTAACGACAGCGGCGCAGCAATCCTCGCTCTCGGACTAGGTTTCGACCAAGTTATTTCAACTCTCCGCGGATACGTAGACGCTTATGCGGAAATGGACGCTGAAATGGCTAATGTCCGTAAGTTTACGGGCATGACAGCCGAACAAGTGGCTGCACTCAACGAGGAATTTAAGAAGATTGACACCCGAACATCTCGAGAAGATTTAAATAAACTTGCGCAAGAAGCAGGGCGTCTCGGCAAGACTTCGGCAGAAGATGTGCTCGGGTTCGTCCGTGCCGCCGACCAAATCAATGTCGCTCTCGATGACCTTGGCGAGGGGGCTACGCTTACGCTCTCGAAGCTGACAAACATCTTCGGAGACGAGGCTATCTATGGTACAGAGCAGTCTTTGCTGAAAGTCGGCTCAGTGATTAATGAGTTGTCGCAGAATTGCTCGGCATCTGCCCCTTACCTCGCACAGTTCGCGCAACGGATGGGAGGTGTCGGCGCACAAGCCAACATGACCATTCCGCAGATTATGGGCTTCGCCGCCGTACTCGACAGCAACGCACAAGCTGTAGAGGCTTCTTCGACCGCTCTCTCGCAAGTTATCGTTAGAATGATGCAAGACCCTGCGAAATACGCAGAGGTCGCAGGGCTTGAAGTGGAGAACTTTACGCGGCTGCTCAAAGAGGACACCAACAGTGCCCTTATTCTCTTCCTTGACACTCTCCAAAAGGCCGGCGGCATGGATGTTCTCTCTCCGATGTTTAAAGATATGGGAGAGAACGGTAGCCGAGCAATCGCGGCTCTCTCTACTCTTGCCACTCATATAGACCAGGTGAAGGCTCAGCAGGAAGCCGCTAACGTGGCTTTTGAAGAAGGTACATCCGTAACACAAGAGTTCAATGTTCAAAACACTACAGTACAGGCCAGTCTCGACAAATGTAAAAATGCCGCTCATGAGCTTCAAGTGGAGCTCGGAGAGAGACTCCAGCCTCTCATGAGCCATCTTCTCACTTCTGGGTCGGCCATCATGCGAATGTTGCTCTCAACAATTCGTTTTGTGTCGGAACATAAGGCAGCTATCATATCGCTTGCCGCCGCTGTGGCTGCTTACCTCGTTGTAATAAACCGGGAAATCCTCATCAAAAAAGTACGTAACGCCATAGATACAATTCACTATGGCTATCTGGTCCTCGAGTCGAAAGCTACAAAATCTCTTGCCGTAGTAACCGAGGGCCTACGGCTCGTATATTTCAGGCTGACCGGGCAGACAACAAAAGCGATGGTTGCTCAAAAGGCATTTTCAGCCGCAATGTCCGCTACGCCTTGGGGAGCCATTCTAACGGCGGTGTCAGCCGCATTGGTGGCTTTTCAATCGTTCGACGATGAATTGGAAGAAACTAAGATCAAGTATGAAGCTCTTGATAATGCGAAAAAGGATGCCGCACAAAGACTTGGAGAAGAACGTGTGGCTCTTCAACTTAATATTGATAAAATTAAGTCTTTCAATGGAACAAAGACCGAGGAACAGCAAATCATTCACACCTTGAATGAAAAATACGGTCCAATTCTTGGCACATATAGTACCCTGTCCGACTGGCTTACTACACTCACAACTCACGGCAACGAATATTGCCAATCTCTATATCAGCAAATGATTATGGAGGGGAAACTGGAGCAAGCACGCCAACTTATCGCCGAAGCTCAGCAAAATCGTGACCATGTAACATATACGCCGGCAGATTGGTATGATGCATTTGTGGAGTCAACAATTAACTGGAAGTTCGGCGATTTTTCATGGACCAGTGTAGAAGATATTAATCAACGTAGAATTAATGAACAATGGCAAAAAAACATAGCAAGAGCTGAAGAACTTGAAGCCCGTGCTCAAGCTCTTATAGCTGAAGCTAATCAAGATGCCGAACGCCTTAAGGCAAATGCGCCTACAGTTGACATCTCTTCTAACACGCCTCCTCCTTCCGTTCCTCCTTCTTATACACCTTCTACAACAAGAGATAGGTTTTCTGACGAAAAAGCATGGAGAGAACGAAATGAGGCGGAAGCACGTATCTCATATTCTCGTGGTCTTACGGATTATGAGTATTACCAAAAAAGGATGCTCGAAATCGAACGTGTTTATAATGCTCTTCTTCTTGAACGCACTGACTTGTCGACCGACGAACGGCTCAAACTCCAAGCTGATTATTGGGAGGCCGTCAATAAAAATACCAAATATCAGACAACTCTACTTATTGAGGAAGAAAATGACTCTTACAACAAGGAAATCACGCGGTTGCGAGAGGCTTTAGCCGATAAGCTTGAAGAAGGCACCCTCTCTGCGGAAGAACGCAAACACACAGAGGAAGTCTATACCGAAGCAGTAGAACTCGCAGAGCTTGAACATCTTCGTAGACTTGTCGAGTTGACTAAAGAAGGTACCGAGGATAGACTGAAAGCCGAACAGCAATATCTTGATGCACGGCTTAAAGCTGCACAGCGCCATCAGCAGAAGTACGAAGAGCAACAGTCCGAACATGAACGGAAACTTGCCTCTTTTAAGGATAAGTATTTCGGTCTTAATGCCGAAGAGAAGCAAGCTGCCTATGGCAGCGACTTTGCGGCGCTGACAGAGGTCTATAACGCTGAACTTCTCGCGGCCGGGAATAACGCGGAAGAAAAACTTCGCATCGAGGAGGCATACCAGCAGGCTAAATTGGCATTACAACGACAGTATGGCCTTCTCGCCGAGGAAGATACTCGCAATTCGATGCAAAAGGCTGTAGCCTCATCCGTCGATTGGCTCAATGGCGAAGGTGGCCAGGCGCTGACCGGAACGCTAAGCACTCTCACATCGGGAATGTCCTCAATATTCTCTGGTCTTTCGACGCTAATCCAAGCCGAACTCGAGATACAGACATCGAAAATCGAGCGTCGTTATAACCGGGAAATCGAATTGGCGCAGGGCAATTCCTATAAGGTCGCAAAACTCGAAAAACGCAAGGAAAAGGAGATTGCAAAGGTTAAGAATGATGCAAACAAGAAGATGTTTGCAATGCAGGTTATTCAGGCCGTTGCCCAGACGGCTCAAAATGCCCTTTCTGCCTACGGCTCAGCCGCAGCAATCCCCGTTGTCGGTTATATACTCGCGCCTATAGCCGCCGCTATGGCTGTAGCTGCCGGTGCGATACAGATTGCATCTATCAAAAAACAACAGCAGGCATCCGAGGCTCAAGGCTACTCGCAGGGTGGTTTTACCAGGCCGGGCGCAGTCGATGAGCCGGCGGGCATCGTTCATGCCGGCGAATGGGTTGCGTCGCAGAAGCTCCTCGCCAATCCTGTCGCACGTCCGATGATTGAAGCCCTGGACTACGCCCAGCGCACCAATACAATCGGTTCTCTACGCCCGGATGATGTATCGCGCTCCATCACGGCCAATGACTCACTTGTGAGAATGGCCGAGGGCGACGGTTCATCGGCGCTCATGGTAGCCGCTGCAGTGAGAATGTCGCAGACTGTCGACACCCTCACTGACCGTCTTAATGAGCCGTTTGTCACCGTTAATACTGTTGTCGGTGACAAGGGTATAAAGCAAGCTCAGGACGAGTATTCTCGCCTGATGGATAACGTTACGCCTAAATCGAAACGCAAATGAATATTTTTGTAGGAGATAAGGTAGCCGTCTTAAAAAAGGACTTTTCATTCGAGTATATTGCTGAAAACCGCCTTTTCCTCGGACGCGACGGCTACACTCTCAGCATAGCTTTCCCATTGAAGGACTGCCCGCAGAATATTGAGATTTTCGGGCATATCAATCGACTCGATGTCGCAAAAGATACCGTTAACTTCGAGTGCTCGATTATTGACGGCAAGACCTCGCTGTTCGGCACTCTGTCAGTAGTTAAGGTGTCCGAAATAGAAATAGAGTGCCAGTTCTCGGAAGGCCGGTGTTCTCAAACGGTGACTGACCCGTTTGAGGATACGTTTATTACAGATTTAGACCTCGGCTCTTGCTCGACTGTTAATAAGTCGGAGATAACCCCTGCCCAAGCATGGAAAAGTTATGACAGTGGTGCCTCCGAGGTTGCCCTGCCATGGGTTAACGAAAACAGCCCGACCGCTCCGAACAACTGGGTGAATTATGAGTCAAATGCTTACGTCTGGGACTCCGAAAATGTCCGTTTGTCATGGCAACCGTATCTCATAGTAATTGCCAAAAGAATATGTGACGCTATTGGCTACAGCTACGATTTTAATGAATGGGAGCAAAGCCCTATGCGGCATCTCATAATATGCAACACTCTGCCCGGTTCATGGTATATGCCCGAATATGCTAAAGTGATGCCCGGCTGGACAGTGTCGGAGTTCTTTGAAAAGTTGGAGCTTTTTCTTATGTGTGAATTCGATTTTGACCATAAAGCAAAATCTGTCGCCATGCACTTTTCCAAGAACATACTTGCCGGTGTCGCACCGGTTTACATAGATAATCTTGTCGATTCCTACAATGTCGAGGTTTCACAAGAACAGTCCTCGAATTGTGATTATATTGCATCAAAGCGCCTCGCCTATAAGGAGTGTTCGCACTCCATGTGGAATTATTACTCATGCGATTGGTTCGTAAAGAACTACCGCATGGTAAAGAGTTATGACACTCTTTCCGAATTGATAGAAAAGAATAAACGCACTGATTATGTCCGTGAGGGGCAGATTACGCGCGTTTATTGGGGAGAACAGATGGGCGACGGCTGGGATAACCGAATAACCACAGTCAACGCGCTCTTATATGCCAGAAATGTTGATACTTACTTCGTGTTCCGCTCCATCGGTACGGAATACCTGGGTAAAAGTGCTTTGGGGCGAGAGTCTTATACACAGTTGTATGTATTGCAGCCGGTAAATGTATTCGGTAGCGGCTCTGTTGAAGATGACAACACCGACACCGAAGAAATTGAGTTTGTGCCCGTCTGTATCATGGACACCTTTGTCAGCAAAGACGATGATAAAGGTTACATGATGTTCTTGAACCCGTCGAGCTTTGATGAATCTTCTTCCGCTGAAGAATCATCGTCCGGAACACGACCGGGAGGAGTGTCGGATTATGATGCCTCTGCAATCAATCAGCCCGGCCCGGCTTCTTCAATCGCCAGAGGCGAGTCGCAGAAGGCATCAAACTATTATGATGAAATCTATGTTGCATTTTGGAACGGATATATTGTCGAGAGTGGTAAAACACCGTACCCTATAATTGACGGCGCCATCGTTACACAGGATTGGAAAGACCGCCATATGGCCGGCTTTTCAATGCGCCTGCACGGTTCTTCGGTTGATTTTGATGCACCTCTCCAGTCACAACTGCCACAGGTTGACTCTAAGCAAAAATTCAAATTCTCCTGGCTCAGCACGGATATACCCAACCCTCGTGCGATATTCTATATCCGGGGCAAACGCTATCTCTGCGAAAAAATAACCGCGACATTCACCGAAAACGGTATGTCGCAGTTATTAAAGGGCGAGTTCTATCCGCTGCTCGATGACTAAAGCGCCCCGTCGTATCCGATAATATCCCGGTTGCCGGGCGCGTTCTTGGCACTTTTCTGCAAATAGATGTCCGTTATGGCGAGCGACGAGTGGCGCGCCTGGTCTTTCACATACCGGGGAGCGACTTTTCTGTCGCACATTTCCGTGATGCCCGTGTCCTTCAGCGAGTAGAATTTCCACTCTTTTCTCAAACCCAAAGCCTTCCTTACGTTCTCCCAATGGTCGCGGAAATGCTTCGGATCTATTTCAATCGCTCCCGGCTTCAAGCGATACGAGAATACAAAGTCATCCATCGCGGCAGAGAATACTCCGATTTCGATGCCGTACTGGATGACCTTCTTTGGGAGTGTTATCGTCTGAGTGGTCTTATTCTTGCTCAATTCGGCAGGGATAGTCAAGGTGCAAGCCTTCAGGTTGAAATGCCGCACCTTTAGTCGCGTCATTTCGACCGGCCTGATGAAACAGTAGTAGAGCAGATAACAGGCGAAAAGGAAATCCGGCTCCTTCTCTCGGCAGTAGTCGGCGATTTTGCCTACTACATCGAGAGGGATGCACTCGCGTTCTTTCCTGTATAGTCTTTTGCTGATTGGGGAGATGCCGTCCGTCGGCTTACTTTTTAGGTAGCCTTTGTCGACAAGAAACCCGGAGAACACCCTAAGAAAATTCAAGTAGTTGTTCCTCGTCTGCGCTCCGTTGTCGCGGTCAATGAAAACGTAGTCGAGGAAGTCGACGCAGAATTTCCTGTCGAATTGGTATACATAGTAGGTGGGATGCTTGCTCTGGATATACTCTCGCATAATCTTGACATACGATTTGTAGCCGTCGTATGTTTCTTTGCGAAAGTAACCACTTGCCAACATCTTTTCGATGTGAGCTTCGTATCTCTTTACCGCGTCCTCGAATAATATCAAGTCGCCTACATCTTTGGCAACCCATGGATTCCAACCGTGGTTAAGCTGTTCGGTTAACCGCTTAATCACTCTGCGGGCATAGGTTCTCCGATTGGTTAGTCCCTTAATCCGATTGAGCTTAATCGTTTTGCGACGCATCTTTCCCAGCTCCGGGTCGTATGCGCGAAACTCGATATAGCTCCCGGCATCGTTTTCTTTGTACGTGGGGAGGTCGAATTGACGGGCTGCTTGAACGCCGCTTTGGTTTGTGAGGTGGGGATTACTGCCTGTATTTTTAGGCGTGGAAAATTTCTCCGGGCACATTTTTTTTGACATTTTCGGCTATGAAAATGTCGGTTAAACTTGAGGGAGAAAAAACGGCGTGTTCCGTTTTTGTTCCGATAAATTTCGCAAAATGGGCTTAACTCGTTGAGCTAAACCCATTTGCTGAAATTTTGTCGGGGTGAGAAGACTCGAACTTCCGACCTCCACGTCCCGAACGTGGCGCGCTGCCAACTGTGCTACACCCCGATTGGCAAAAATTGCGACTGCAAAGTTAATGCTTTTTTTCGCAACGGCGAAAATTTTCATATATTTTTTCAATATTTGCTTTGTTAAATATCTTTTTGGATTCCGTATTGCAGGCTATTTGCCTCCTTGTTAATATTTTTTTAGTTGGCCTTCGCCGCCGATACGGAAAAAAAGCGTACTTTTGTGGGCTATAAACCTCAACATCAGCATATGGACTTGTTTGATACTGTCAGCTCCGACATAAAAGCCGCCATGCTCGCGCGCGACAAAGTGCGCCTTGAAGCGCTCCGCGGCATAAAAAAAGAATTCCTTGAAGCAAAAAGCGCCCCGGGCGCGGCAGGCGGGCTTTCCGACGACGCAGCCATGAAGATTCTCGTGAAGATGGCCAAGCAGCGCCGCGAAAGCGCACGCATCTACGCAGAGCAGAACCGTCCGGAACTGGCCGAAGCCGAACTGGCTGAAATGGCAGTCATAGAGCAGTATCTGCCGAAGGCGCTGACGCCGGAGGAACTCGACGCCGAACTGCGGCGCATCGTGGCTGAAACCGGCGCCAAAGGTCCGGCCGACATGGGCCGTGTCATGGGCGCCGCCACCAAGGCGCTCGCCGGCCGTGCCGACGGCCGTGCCATCTCCGCCGCTGTAAAGGAGATATTAAACAGTCTCTGA